TAGAAGAAAAGAAAAAAGCTAAGAAAAATAATAAAAAATTAAATAAACCAATGCGTGACTCATCAGGAGGTAAAGCATATAAAGTTTATGTTAAAGACCCTAAAACCAAAAAAGTAAAAACAGTACGTTTTGGTTCAGGTGGTCTAAGAGCTAAAATTAATGATAAAGAAGCACGTAACGCATTCGCAGCGAGACACAAATGCTCAACAAAAAAGGATAAAACAAAAGCAGGATATTGGTCTTGCCGTCTACCACGTTATGCAAAATTACTCGGACTCAAATCAAACTTCGGAGGGTTCTGGTAAACCATACACCGACTTAGAGATTACAGACAAATACATTATCCGTGAATTCGGAGACAACATTGACCCAATCGAGTTAATGTGGCATCGAGATGATCAAGATCGTACTATTGAGATTTTAGGCGAGACAGACTGGGCAATTCAACTTGAAGATAGCTTGCCTATCTCACTAAATGAGCGTATATTTATCAAACGTCATGAGTGGCACCGTGTTATAAAAGGTACGGGTAAATTACAACTCAAGATACATTTAGACTGATTCATAGCCAGTCGATTCTAATTCAATTTTTTATGGGAGCTGTGGCCCCACAATTTGGATTCCTAAAATATCTTTCGTATATTTAAGGGTTAAAAATAAAAGTAAATGGCAGAAAAACTAGTAATCGTAGGTGCTGGTGTAGCAGGTGTTAATGCTGCAACCAAGCTAGTAGACAACGGATTCCCAGGTAAAAACATCACAATTATTGATATGGGTAAAGACCCATACCGTAGACCATATTCGGAGGTAATGACAGGCTTTCTTGGTGCTGGTGGTTGGAGTGATGGTAAATTAACTTACCACACAGCAATTGGAGGACATATGTCTAAGTATTGTGGGGAAGAAAAGGCAATGGAATTATTTGATGAAGTAATCAATAACTTTAAACGTTTTCACCCTAAACCAGAAGAAGTACAATGTTCAAATCCAGTAGCGGAACCAGATTTTATTAAACCATATTTTGGTTTACGTTTGTTCCCTGTATGGCACGTTGGTACAGATTATCTACACGAGATTGGTAAAAATTGGTACGATTTCCTAGTTGATAAAGGTGTTGAGTTTATTTGGGAGACTAAAGTAACTTCAATTGATTTTGATGCTCAAGAATTATTTATAGGAGAGGAAGAAACATTTATTAATCCTAAGAATTGGCCTATTAGTTATGATCGCTTAATGTTTGCAGTTGGTAAATCAGGTATTGACTTTGGTAAACAACTAGCAGATGATTATAAACTACCTACTGAACCTAAACCAGTACAAATTGGGGTGCGATTTGAAGCACCACAAAAACACTTCCAGAAACTAATTGATATTAGCTATGATTTCAAATTGTATCGTAAATTCGAAGACAAAGGTGTCTCACTACGTTCATTCTGTACAAACAACAACGCAGCTTATGTTGCCGTTGAGGAAACGTATGGAGATCATTCGTACAATGGACACGCTAAAAAAGACGAAAAATACAGAAACGATATGACCAATTTTGGTATCTTGATGGAAGTTCAAGGTATCGAAGAACCATTTAAATGGTCTAGAGATTTAGTATCTAAAGTAAATAAAGATGGTACAGGCTTATATTATAGCCCTACACGTACTCCATCTACTACTTCAGAAGGTGAGAATGTAAGCGCTGTTACTATTGATCAAATGGATGAAGTAAGAGAGGCATTCCAAGGTTACTACTCATACATTGATGATTTTATTGATGATATGAAAAAAGTATTCCCAACATTAGGAGATGATTGGGGTGTTTATATTCCTGAAGTTAAGTATCTATCACCTGAACCATTAGTAAATTACAGTGATTTATCATTAGTAGATTACGATAACGTCCATTTTGTAGGTGATGCTTTATCAGCTCGTGGTATTACAGTTTCAGGTGCACAGGGCATTTATGTTACAGATTATATTTTGGAATCACATTTCCCAGAAGAATTCCCAGAATTTTTTGAGAATTACTAGGATATATAATAATAATTTCGTATATTTAATAAATTAAAATAAGTTATGGCTAAGAAGAACAAATTATATGAGTACAAAGAGATTAACTCTCGAGGTGCAATTATCCATCTAGCAAAATATGTAGGTGAAGAAAACTGGAAATTCCATAGATGGGATGGACCTGCAATTGAACCTTATGATAAAGATAGTGAAATGTTTAAATCGTATTATTTAAATGGTATTAAATATGATGAAGAAACTTATAACATTATTATGCAAGAGCGTGAAGGTTTACCTTGGTATAAAAATCAATCAATGAAAGCATTGCTAACTGATTATAGAAACTAATATGGAACAACCAATTGTAATTAACGCTAAAAAATGTAAAGAATGTAATGTCCCTAAAGGATGGGGACATGAAATTATATTTGAAAATAATGAACTTTACTGTGGTAAGTTACTTGTATTTAAAAAGGGTTGTAATTTTAGCATGCATTACCACTTGATTAAAGACGAGACTTGGTACGTTCAAGAAGGTGAATTTTTATACCGTTGGATTGATACTGAAACTGGAACTGAATGGGAACAAAGTTTAAAAGAAGGTGATAGTGTAAGACAATACCCAGGTCAACCACATCAAATAAAAGCATTAACTGATGGAGTTATATTTGAAGTTAGTACTGAACATTTTGATAGTGATAGTTACAGAGTATATCGTAAATGGTTAGATAATAAAGACGTATGAAAATAGGTTTATGTGGTACAATGAGTGTAGGTAAAACCACACTTGTTAATGCTCTTAAGGAGCGAGACGAATTTAAGGATTACATTACTAGAACAGAACGTTCTAAGGAACTAATGGCAATGGGTATCCCATTAAATACTGATTCAACATTTTTAGGTCAAACAGTCTTTATGGCTGAAAGAGCAAGCGAATTATTAATTGATAACATTATTACAGATCGTACTATTATTGATGTAATGGCTTTTGCTCAAGCCTCCAAATCAATGGATTGGCCTGACAAGGAAGCATTTTATGCTTATGCTATTCGTTTAATTAGTCAATACGATTATATTTTCTATGTTTCACCTGAAGGGGTAGAAATGGAAGATAATGGTATTAGGGAAACTAATGCGGATTATAGAACTGAGATTGATTTTATTATTCGTCATATTTTAAGTCAACAACAACATCGCATTAAAAATTACGGTGTACTTGAGGGTAGTACTGAGGAACGCATTGAACAAATGCTAGAGGTGATTTCTCTGTAATATTTATAATAAAACAATATTATAATGAAACGTTCAGAATTAGCAGAATATATTAAAGAAACTATAGTAGATGTTCTTCAAGAAGCTACAATTGAAACTTCACCTGAAGATTTATCTAAAGTAAAACAAGCTGCAGATAAAGATGATGTTATTAAAGTAACTGAAGATGATGATGTAGAACCAACAGCTAAAGATATTAAAAAGGACGATTCAATATCTACTATTTCTCGTAAACTACAAGATACAACTAAAGAGATGAAAGCTGTAGTTAACAAATGGAAAAAAGCAGAAGGTGAAGATAAAGAAAGACTGTTAGCTCGCTTAAAAGATTTAACTAAAATTAAGAAGGAACTTGAAGGGTTACTTTAAAAATATACAAACTTTACTAATTGTAGTATTAGCAGTTCTTTTGTTTTATCAAAAAAGCTGCTCTTCTACACCTCCAGTAGAACCACAGACTATTACGGAAGTAATAACTAGATGGGATACATTAAAGGTTGCAACAAAAGAATATGTTCCAAAATATATTAAAAAAACAGTAGTTAATATTGACACCTTTCAGGCGCCAATAGATACTATGAGTATTTTAAGAGATTATTATGCTAAGTATTTTTACACTGATACTATTAAGGTTGATAGCCTTGGATTTATAGTGATAAATGATACGGTTACTCGTAACTTAATATCAAAACGAGATGTTCAATCCAACATATTCATCCCAACAACTACAATTACTAATACTACTTACCTCTACAAACGCGAATTATTTTGGGGCGCTTCGATAAGTGGTAATCAAGAACAAATACAAAGCATTAACGGCGAATTAATGTACGTTAATAAAAAAAGAAATGCATACGGTTTTGGAGTAGGAGTTGATCAAAACTTCCAACCTATCTTTACAGGCCGTCTGTATTGGAAGATAGGTAAATGAGTCAAGATTTAAGAAAAATAATTCAATCTGAATATATTAAGTGTGCTGCTGACCCAACACATTTTATGAAAAAATACTGTTACATTCAGCATCCTCAACGTGGACGTATCCCATTTAATCTATACCCATTCCAAGAAAAAGTATTACAATTATTCCAAGAAAACCCTTATTCTGTAGTATTAAAATCTAGACAGTTAGGTATTTCAACTT